CTTAGCTTCTTGCATTGGCTCTTCACCCTTAATGCCAGAAATGGCTTGAAGCATCCAGTGATGCTTTTCATGAGCTGTCAATCTGTCTTGTAGGAAGTTTGAAATACCAAGTCTATTCATTGACTCAGCTAGCTTGTAAGAATTGTTTAGAGAAGCAATTACCTTCTCATTATCCATCATTAGGTCATTGACCATCATTAATGGATTTGTATATGTGCTTACATCTTGTGAACCAAGATTGCCTGGAGCAAGTTCACCAAGAACTCTAATGCTCTCAGCAATCATATCTACTGCACCATGAACTTCCTTGTATAGTTCACCTAGGAAGTCATGATACTGAGCAAAGTCTGGACCCATCACATTCCAATGATAGTGATGGGACTTAAGATATAGGCTAAAAGTTTCAGCTAGCAAACTCTTAAGATTATCTGCTAGCTGTTGTTCTTTTGGGTCAATTGTTGCCTCCATCATCATGGAAAGCTTTGCAATCTTCTCTTCTCTTGATTCTGGAATATGATATGCAGCTTCTGACTCGCCTGGGGCATCGTGGCCATGGTCTTCCTTACCAGGATCGCCTGGCTTCTTGATTGCTGCCACATTCTTTAGAATGTGATCGTATGGTGACTCTGCTGATAAAGAATCCTTACCTTGGAAGTCAAGAACTTGCATACCATGCTTGGCCACAAATTCCTGCTCATCACCAGGAACAGGCTTTGCAACCTCTACTAGTTTCTTTAATGACTCGCGAATTGTGGCCATGACTGTCCCCTTATTATTCTGCTGGTACTTCAGCTGGAGCCTCAACTACTGGGGCTTCAGCTTGTGGATTCATTACTGCTTGAGCAACTTCTGGATACATTGCATCCAACTTAGCTGCTACCTTTGTATTGATTGCAGTTTCAAACTTATCTAAGAATGCCGCGGCATCCTGGTTAATAACTGCACCAATCATATCTCTTACGTGTTCTGACATATAATAACTCCAATGTTCTAATTATTTATCAATCTGTTCAATTAAACCTGCTCCATGTCAGCTTTGCGCTGCTGGAGTTGGGTTTGTTGCTGTTGCATCTCCGCCTGTGCATCTTGCTGCTCAGCTTGTTGCTGAAGGATTGGATCCTCCGCATTCTCTTCTTCCATTTGTTCAATGTCATCATCAGATAGACGTAGAACCTTCTTACGAACAAAGTTACGGGAGTAGTAAACACCAATCATATCTTCCATATTCTTGACAGTGTTCACTCTATTGGTGATAATTTCTGATTCCTTCAACTCTGTGAAGTAGCCATCTTGGACGTAGTCAAACTTAATCTTTGACATAATTTCAAGTAGTTCTTCTTGGGCAACAATACCTTTTAGAACTAGCTGTTTACCAAGAGCATCTTTAAACAATACAGAAAACTTCATTCTTAGACGGTCAACAAACTTGGAGAAGCGTAGTTCTTCTCTTGTAATTTCTGATGATCTGCCTAGGCTGAATCCTTGCTCAGAGTTCAATCTTGTTACAGGAACATGTAGAGATTGATATAATCTCTTTTGGAAGTAAACAACATCTTCCATCTGACCTAAGTTTGCACCTGGTGGTAGAGTTGTGATTTCTGTACCCTTACCACCCTCACGGCGAGGAATCCAGAAGTCCTCTGTCATCGTCATAAACTTTCTATCGTCTCTGACTTCGCCAGTTGTAGCATCATATACTAATCTGTTCTTATGACGCTGCATCATATCAGCAAGATATTGTTCTGCCTTCATCTTTGGAAGGTTACCAACATCAATATAAAATACTCTTCTTTCTGGTGCTCTTGTTAATCTATAGATAACAGAAGCATCCTCTAGCATACGTAGCTGGTTCATAGGCTTAATAGCCTTATGAAGATATGAAAGCACGTATGAATTATTTTCATCTAGTAAGCCTGATGATACTAGAACAATTGAATCCTTAGCAATTCTCAAACCATTTGTAGAAGATGTAACTTCCTTGGATTGAAACCCCTTATCATTGTACATGTAGTATTCATTCTGTACAGTAATAGTCTTGCCTTTCTCTTTTTTAATCTCTCTGATCTTTCTAATCTTTCTAGGATCAATATAGCGGAGTTCCTTGATACCATCTTGCGGACTGGTTGTATCAATAATTACATGGTAGTATAATCTACCATCTACATACCATCTTCTGATAATATCAAAGCCAGATGAAGAGAAGTCAAGTAGTTTCTTAACTTCATCAAACTCATCTGAGATTTTATCCTTGAGAGTCTTTGAGAACTCAAGGTCATCCAAATTGATATTGACCTGCTCCTGGTTTGAATCGTAGGAAATCATTTCACCTACAATTTCTTCTACAGCAGTTTCAATTTCTGGTTGGAGGGATAGCTGACGATATCTTGTGATTAGTTCAGCTTCAGTTCTGGCAGTACCTTCTAGATCAACATAGGTACCAACAACGCCGCCACCTGATACGATAACGGCACCGTCGTCATTTACTGGAGGAACGAAGGAAGGCTGAGTGACAGCCACAATTTGTGGTTGTTCCTCTTCCTTTCGTTTAATTGTAAAACCAAATAATTCCATATTATATAACCTCTAGCTAAGAGTAGGAGGGCCGCTTATATTTAGCGGCCCTCTCAAACCCTTATTACTCTTGACCGTCGGCTGGGACTGTCCAGTAATCTAGAGCAAACTCACACTGGAATTCTTCGATGGCGTTACCATTTTCCCATGATAGCTCAATTGGACCTAGAGCTAGTGGAAAGATACCTTCGAAAACATATGTGCGTAGTTCTTCACCTGTCTTGCTGAACTGAATGACTTCGGCGCGGGCCTTATATTCAGAAGGGGCTGCAGTTGGGAACTCACGAATGTTACCAGAGTAAGAGTTGATGTTATACGACCAAGTTTCTAGCGCCTTTCTAACCTTAAAGTCTTCATCGTTGATAACTGTTACTGTCCAGTTATCAAAGATTCTCTGGCCGGCCAACTTAATTGGTCTGCCAAAGTAGAAGACTTCAATTGGCGAGATTGTTGAAGCTGGAATCTGTGCTGCCTTTACCATGAAAGGTACAACTGAATCTGCTTCTGTTGTCGCTGGATTGCTTAGTCTAACTTGGAAAAGAGAAGGGCGAGCACCACCAAGTGCTAGCTGACTCTTAATTTCGTTAATGTTGAAAGCCATTTACGTCTCTCCTTATCGATTAAAACTGACCAACGACTTCGCTGAACTCGACACCAGTTCTTACAGCCACAAAGTTTAGCTGGATGAAGTTAATTGAGCGAGCAGGCTTGATGTAGATATCACCAATAAACTGATTGCTGTCAATTACTTCAGGCGTGTTGTTCGTTGTATCACAGACTACCTTAAAGTCGTAGATACCGCGACGGCCTTGGATCTCACGTAGATATGGCTCTACCAAGTTACGGAACTGGGCTCTTGTGAAGTCATCGTTGAACTCAAATAGTGTGAACTTAGCAGCTGTAGCAATTGCCTTCTCAAGGACAATGAACAATCTGCGTACGTTGATTCTATCAAATGCTGATGGCTTAGCAAGAAGAGTCTTGTCACCAAACAATAGCGTGCCTTGACCAGGGAATGTAACCACTGGATTGACACCTGCCTTGTATAGTGTGTCTCTATCAGCCTTATCTGGATTGTATGCTAGCTTAACAATATTCTTGATCTGACCTCTGTTGAAGCCTGCTGGCGAGAACCATGGATCGCGGATGTTGTCAGTTCTTACACATAGACCAGCTGTATCACCATTTAGTGGTACAAAGCGGTATACGTCGTTATAACGATCGTATGTGTACTTGTAGCCAGAATCTAGAACACCATAAGATGTTGATCTTAGAGCATTTCTAAATTCTACAATGTTATCAGCCTGTGTGCCAGCTTGGACGCCAACAACGTCACCTCTTTCTGGTGAGGCAAACACTACACAGTCCTTACGAACTTCTGCAACATTGTCAACTAGGTAGTTAGCTAGCTGCTCACCGTATGTGCCGCCTCTTGCCTTACCTGTTAGAAGTAGAGAAATGTCTACTTCCTCAGCTGATGCAAACTTATCGTATGCAGATGCTAGGTATGTGAATGCAATGTTAGCTTCACCACCACCATCTGCACCACCGGCAAATGACTTGGTTGTTGGCTTAGCATTGACGTCTGATGATGACATGTTTACGGCTGTGTTTGAAGCAGCTGAACCATTGTCCTTAAACCACCAAACAAATTCTGAACCGTTATTGATAACGTCCTTATAGTAGATTGAGGCGCCTTCTCTCTTAGCATCTGTAGCACGAGATAGGGCTTCAAACTTCTCAAGAACTGTATTCTTGACACCTGCAAACAGACCATCTTCATCAGCAATAATTACGTGTAGCTCATCTGATGAACCACCACGCTCTGCAACAAATGCTGAAGTACCAGGTGCTGAGTCAACCTGATCAAAGAACTCCCAGTAGCGTGTTACAGCTTCTGTTGATGTTGAGTTTGTTGACTTAGAAACTGCAGCTGAACCTGTGTATAGATCTTCAAAGTTGATTGTTGATCTCACAACACCGTTTGAAACGCCTGATGTAGCACCAATTGCTGTAACCTTCAAGTATTGTGAACCAACCTTTAGCCTGTCACCTACTGTTAGAAGATCTAGCTGTGTGTTTAGCTCTGTATTTGCTAGTGAGTTAGCAGCAGCTGTTGAACCAAGTGTAATTGTAAATGTGGCACTTGAACCAGCTGATGTGTTACCGTTTGTTGAGTTGGCACCAGCTGTTGAGTTAGCAACCTGTAGTCTAATTACCGATGTATTTGGGAACTGGCCACCACCAACAACTGTTACTGCCGTGATACCACCGGTTGAGTTTGTTGTGATTGTGCAATTGCCTGTGTTTGATGCACCATTTGATAGCACAATAACATCTGTATTATTGTAACCAGAACCACCAGCTGATACTGTGATTACTGTTGCATTTTGTGATGCTTGAGTTGCTGTCAGTGTGCCTGTATTTGCACCAACACTTACTGCAAAGGACAGTGTGTTGTTTGCATTGCTTACAGAGGACATTACATTTGATTGGTAGGCATTTGCAGAGTCGCAAATGGAAACCTTTAGTGAGTTACCAACTGAACCAGGATACTTGGCACGGTAAATTGCACCCTGTGAAGCACCTGTGGTTTTTGTTAGGTAATCATCCAAATTCTGAACCTGTAGGTCAGTGGCAGCTGTTGTGTTTGCATATGCGTTATATGCATTTGCGTCTGCAGCGCGGACAACATATAGCTGGTTGCCATATGCTAGGAATGAAGATGCGACATGGAAAGTTTCGAAGTTGTCATCACTTGGCTTACCAAATGTTTTGACAAGTTCAATTTCTGAAGACATGTTTGCGCGTTCGTTTACTGGACCCCAGCGGAAAGCACCTGCAATACCACCTTCTGTAGTAGATACGGCAGGGACCACTGTTGTCAAGTCGATTTCGCTTACGTTTACGCCTGGGCTAACTTGAAATGGCATTGCGATTCTCCTCGTAGACAAATCTATTGAATAAAGCTACTGAAATTATTTATAAATTCCCTGGGTTCATGTTTAGGACGCCAACATTTTATCAAAATTGGACGTATATTTGATAACCGATTCGTCTGCAAGTTCATGTCTTCCATCGTCTACCATACCAAATGGGAGGAGGTCATCATCAGCAGCTTGTGGGATTCCGTTGAGCAGATGTTGTCGAATATCAATACTTGTTAGCTCCTTAAAGAAGTTTTGTGTTGACATCCAGGCAAAAAGGACTAGCGTCATCGC